GCGAAGATACTTAAAGTCAGTCAAGGTTGCTTGGTACGTGCCTAGAATAGTTGCAAGCTGTACTTTCTTGGCAAGTGCAGTTTCTGTGTCGTTTTTCTTAACTACTACTTCAGTAAGGTTACAGAACTGATTTGGCCGCAGAATAATCTCACAGCAAGGATTTGTACCAAAATCATACTCTGGATCGCGCCGCCCATTTACAGCAACCTGCTTTTTAGCAGCAGCACGACTGAACATTCCGCGCTCTCCTGACCTACTGGCATACAAAGAATGCCATTCTTTCATGAAGATATTCATATCAGGAATGTCTTTGTAGACAGCAGAGTTATTGGCGTAAGAACGATAGCTGTGGTTGTTCCACCAATCTCCAGCCTTTGCTGAACGAAGAAGATCATCACTGAGGTTGCTAAGAGAGATAAGGGCGGAACGGCGCACTCCTCCTACCACTACTACTTGTGCCGTCTTACAAACAAGATCATGACACTCTAGGCTGTTTAATCGCCGTCCCGCCGCTTTCTTAAACATGGTCACAGCAAACCGAAACAAATCATTCAATGGTTCTGGGCCAGAAGCACGACCACCAAATGTCTTGAGCCTTGCCCCAGCAGGGCGAACAAGAGACATATCCCATGTAGGAACCTGACCCGCATACAACAGCGAAACCAGTTCCTTGAATGCTCTTGCCCAGCCTGCCTTGCTATCATGCACAGTAATAACAGTTGGGCTGTTCTCAAAATGCTCTGCCACATCTGGTAGCTTATTGATACATTCTCTTTCTACTGAAAAACCAACACCAGTACCATTCATAAGAATGTACAGAATCTCATCAAATGCGCGGGGGCTATCAATTGGGACGTAGCTACAGTTATACGCCGCAACATTGCATCGCTCTACAGCAGGACCAGCAGTCATCAGCAACCGCATAGACGGCATGATATCTAGATTAAGGACAGCATCCTGTAGTTCTTTGCGAGTAGCTTTGTCCAGCGAAAAATCGTTGTGTTCTCTTAGCCGCGACTCCATATAATCAAAGTAACGATTGACAGTCTCGTCCCACGTTTCTCTGCGCTGTTCGTTGTCTAACCAACGTGAATATCTAGAAGTATGAATATACTTTTGATAGGGTGTTGGTAGTTCAGTAGCGTTCATGTTATACTCCCTCTAGGTTTGGCGCAGTATAGTTTTCTGATTTCATAACCTTGCCATCTTCCCGATAAATAGGTTTACCATCTTCTCCTAACTTTGACATGTTAGAAGCATGTACTCTGTTGAAGATAGCAGTCATAGGCCAACCATAATCTACAAACAGCCCAGTGACAACATATAAAAGGTCCGCCGCTTCCTTTTTGATAGCAAGTTCATCGCCACTATCAATGGCGTCGGACAGTTCTTTTGCTTCCTCTTCAATAAGTTTCTTGCGAAGGTTAAGCATAGTTTTCGTTAGTTGGGTGTTATAGTCAAACACCGCATCAGTGATTTGACCAAATGATTCTTGAAATTCACTAACCCTGTCAAAAAATGTAGTTGGTTTCATCATGGCAGCCCTCTCTTAAATTCTAGCTGTAAATCAACTTTCTGTCTTACTTCTACTAACTTTGTTTGATACCACAAAGCTTTTTCCAAATCTTCTATTGGCTTCCCTTTATGCTCACTTCTAGAGTTGTACTTAATAATGTTTCCTTTTAGATAGCCAATAAATTCTTCTGGTGACATGGAGTGTTCGATAACATCAATAGTTTCTATACTATTTTTGTTATAGTGTTCTGGGCTGTTAACATTATCTTTAGTCATCATTGTTTTCTCCCACTAGCCATTCGTCATTTATTGTTCTATCACTGTACTTGAAGCCTTTTTTGTTACACCAATCACCGTATGTGGTTTTTGAGTTTTTCCGTATCTTTGTATTCGAGTTCATGAACACAAAACGAATGTCTATATTCGGATGTTGCTTTCTAAATGTCAAATGTTTTGTTCTGTCTTCCGGTGAAAAAAATCCTTTTGTCTCTATGTAAAAGTTATGCTCTGGAACGTAGAAGTCTGGGGTGTAGGTTGTTGGATTAGGCACATACTCATAAGCATCAGGTTCGTACTGAAAAGTGATACCACGGCGAACCAAGTCACCAGCAACGCTAACCTCAAAGTTACTTCTGTACTTTGTTCCGGCTGCTCTTCGTGATGGTTGCTTAACTCTTGACATTTTTTGGCCTGTACTGATTAAATAACAAGCTAAAGCTATTAAGAATACTTTCTTTTATCTTAGGGCACTGGGTAGACATAGGGCTGTTCGTTTCGCTTGAAAGAAAATTTTCTTCGACTATTACTGTAGCACCTTTATCTAATTTTTCTCTTACTCTATCAATTTCTTTTTGTATTTTTAGAATACCCATAGCATATTCGTCGTCACTCCAATAGGCTTCCCTAGACATAGAGGGAGCCTTTTTTATTGTTATAGGTAAACAATTAGGCTGTGATCTGCGATATACCTCGCCGCCTTCCTTTTTTTCATTCTCCATGTATACATAGAAGCATTCTGGATTCTTAGATATATCTGAATTAAAAATTCTATTAACTATAATTACTGGCATCACCATCCTCCGTCACATACTTAGAATACCATGCCATAGGTGGGTAGGCTCTGTTTGACCCAAATTTCTCCTTGAGTTGCGCCTTCGGCCAACAATGTTCCTTAAAGTCACAGAAAGCACAGGTGGTCTTGAGAAGACGATTACCTGTGGTGTTACGGCGAATTTTCTCAGGCTCATCCTCTAGCTTCTGTAGCTTAACAGAAGGGTCATTCAGAACGGTCATGTTGTGTTCTGCAACAGCCAACGCGGCGGTTCTCTCTTCATCTTGAATGCTTGGCGCAGGACAAACATTGATCTCACCGGAAGATTTATTAATAACAATCCAGCCGCCAAATGGCTTGTTCTCAGCAGCACCGTACAGAAATCCCTGTACAACATAACCAAATGGATCGTCGTTCTTGACCTTGCCGTAATTAGCAAACTTATTAGTAAAAGCGTATGGGCTTGCTGTTTTAACATCCCAGACTGCCCCATCAATAATTACGTCAAGTGTACCATTTATTGTCGTACCGGCAATCTCAAGAGACACTGGCTTTTGTTTTGCTTCTACATTGATCCCCGCCTGCTCCATTTCCATAACAAGCAAGCTTTCCAACAAATCACCAAACAAAAATCTATTTATAGAGTTGTACTCCATCTTTTTTTCAACTTTGACGCCATCACGCTCAAGCTGTTGCTGACACAGTGGTTTGCCAAGTCCCGACATACGAGGACGCCACTTTTCCGGCTCTGCGTTTCTGTTGAACTGTTTCTCAATGGCGCTTGAACATTCTTCACCAAATCTAGAGATAACCTCGGGGGAAAGTTTCCTCCCCCCCGAAATTACCTGCTGCAAGTACAGTTGCAGATATTCTTTAATCAGATTATTCATCTGACTCTAAAATATCAACAAGCTGTGCATCTTCAACTGCACCACGAGCCTCCTTATACGACTGTTCGACGTAAGAGTTGTGATTGTTGATCTCAGTCATGAACTTTTCAAGTAGAGGAACATCCTCTGCTGGGGCAAACTCTACATAGTCCTTAACGTCAATCTTAGCCTTGTAGTAGATGTTGCCGCCGTACTTTTGACGCAGTGTCGTCAATGACGCACGGGTATTGAATAACAGCTTACCCTGCTTTTCCAGCGCCTTGATCCACTCGGAAGCAGGCATGAAGTTGCTCCCTCGTGCATACCAAATAGTCGGCACTGGCTCCTCCACTTCATCACTGGTAACAGTCCCGTAGATAACTTGTGAACACTTGATACCAGCTTGTAGTGTGCGCTCTGGGTCTTCTGGAGACAACATTTCCAGTTCCTTCTTGCCCAGCTTTCCACAGCGAAGCCCACCAGTAGTGTCAAAGAAGTCATCACCAAAAGATGCCGCCTGCACAGACATACTGGAATAAGTGCGTTCAGCATTATCCCAAATACTGTACATGTACCTACGAATGTATGGCCTAAAAGTGACCTCCTTAGCGTAGCAGACATTTCCCGCACTATCTTTGAATTTCCACTGGCCTCTCGGTAGGCTGTTGCCTTCTTCGTCCTCAGTGTTGTGTTCAATGGACAGCTTCGGCATGAACTCAAGTGAAGCACCATCGTCCTTGCTCTTTTGCCCAATCATTTGCATGATTGCCGCATTATCAAGCTTGTCTGCTGTAACTAAATCAGACAGATTTTCTGTCTCAACAATAGCTAAATTACCCATGTATTAAACCCTTTCCTCTTTGCAGACCTCTTGTAGGTCTGACCAATTACATCCAATTTTTAACTCTATACCAACAGGAACATTGTAGTCAATGTTAAATCTTGATTTACACTCCTCTTTTAGAGACAACATAGCTTCTTTCATAAGTTCAACACAAATCTCCTCTTCATCAGGGTGAACATCCATAACAATACTATCATGAACCGTGTTGCAGATCAAGCTTTTTATTCCTGCCTTCTTAATTTTTTTGTGCAGTGACACTAAAGCAATAGGAAGCAAGTCAGCAGTAGCAAAACCCTGAACAGGGTAGTTTTTAATCTGTGTAGAATTAGAGTATCCTCCTCCGGGGTATTTACGAACATTCGGGAACATATACTCTCTTGTGGAAGGTAACACAACCTTTTTTCTTACTAATGCTTCATTACATAATTCTTGTTGCCATTTTGCAACACCAGAATACTTCTCCAGAAACGCGGTGTAGTAGCGGCGCTCTGCCTCAGTGCCTGTCTTTCCGCCATATAGTGGCTTGAACGTATGCGCCTTTGCATCTTGGCGAGAAACACCAATAATTTGTGCTGTGTATGAATGCACATCGACCTTATCGAGTACATCTTGCTTGGCCTGTTCATCCTGTGACAAAAAGGCAGCAACACGAAATTCAAGCTGACTGTAATCTCCTTCGAGTATCTTTCCTCCCTCGAACCTACTCACAATGGCAGCACGAACAGGGAATGTACCACTGCGAGGCATGTTCTGGAAGTTTGGGTTACGAGAAGAAAGCCTACCAGTTGCTGTGATACATTGCATAAACTGAGGATGAATGTACCCGTAGCGGTTTGTATTATTCTTGATGTTTTTAATAAAAGTATTAAGGTATGTTGCTAGAGCATTATACCTCATATACTTCTCTAAAAACTCTCTTTTTACGCCTGTTACCTGTAACAGCTTGCTCTTGATAGTGTTGACATCCGTCTTGAAACCATGAACCGACAGGTCTTTCTCGTTCTCTGGTCGTAGTCCAAGACCAGCCACCTCCTTCGTTTCATGATAGATGTTGCCCCTGCCAAAGCACTGTTTGCATTTTCTTGGAATGCCGTAGGTTCCATCCTTACGTACATACTCAACAGTCCCACGGCCACCGCAGTTCCCGCAATTGTGCTGTTGAGTTTTCATAAACGGCCTAACATTGGGGCGATAGTGCATAATAAAGTTTCTTGTCGTTGTCGTCCTGACAAACTTTTTTCTGCGCTTGCCATCACGTAATTCAGTCCCAAGATCAAAAATGTTTTTCCATGTATTTTTATTCTTGACTACAACAGAATAAAAGAACTTGGACCTGTCCTCTGCGGAGGCAAGGTTAATTGGAGTGTCGCCACACAAGTTCTTGACAATGCGGTCTAAGTCTGCCTCAAGTTGCTTGTATTCTTCCTTAAATTGTTTTTCAATGACTGATAGTTTATCAATATCAATCTTAATCCCATGCGTTTCAACATCACAAAGAACCCTGCAAACTTCCATGTGCAGGCGGGTAACTGGCTCCATCATCGCCATTCCTCTATATTAACTTCTAATAACTCTGATTGAGCATAGGCTAAATCGAAGGTGGATGCAACGTCCTGTCTGCCGTACTCTTCAAGGACAGCCCAATCCATTTCATCTGGCTGTTTTTCCCACCCGTTAACAAGCCCTGCCTTTTTCTGCTGTACCTTTCTGCGCTTGCATGAAGCATCTAGGCTAAGTTCCCGTGCCATACCTCTGGCAAGCAAGTACTCAACTCCCATCGTATCCCATAGAGAGCCTTCATACTTGAAGCCACAGTACAGCAACCACTGCAAATCGTACTTAATGTTATGACCAATCAACAGGTCGGTCCTGTTGAGTACATCTTGCAGAATACCAAAGTTATTTTTGGTGGGTGTTTTTTGACAGTGGTAGAAACAAAGATAATTTTCTTCTCCGGTGTTTGTTTTGTAACCAACGGAAACAAGCTGGTTTTCACCGTCGTAGGGTGCTGAGTTCTTGTCTGTAAACGTATTTTCGATATCCAAACAAGTAATCATACGTAGTACCTGCCGGTTTCAATGTTAAGGAAAGCATGTGCTGTTCCATGCCAACCATTCACCTTGTTCTTACTAATAGTCAAGAACCTAGTATTATCATCAACACCTAGCCCACGACCGATACCGAGAATAACATCAGCCTCACCTGCCTTGCCTGTTCTACTGTTGTCCATCATCGCAAAATCAATGATCTCACGCTGATGAGCCTCGTAGCTGGCCTGAGAGACAGCCCAAACAAGACAGTTGTTTCTCTTCGCCAATTCACGGCCCATAACGTAAAGTTCCTTTAGCCGCTCGTCCCCACGACCAAAGTCACCATTAATCTTTACTTTGTCAAGCTGGTCAATGAAAACAACATCGGGTTTGTTAAGAGTTGTAAAATTATTTATCTCAGCAATATCAGTACCAACTGAATCAATAACAACAAGGTTATTACCAATCGTTCGGTCGTATTCTTCTTTGTAATTTTCTCTGTTGTCAACAAGGTTATATTTGTTTGTATCAAAGTACGCTGTTGTGATGCGTAGCTTGACCTTTTTCGCTAACTCTTCGTTTGCCCAGTAGTGAACCTTTTTGCCTTGAGACAAATACGTCGATACGAGGTGGGAGCAAAAACTTGTTTTTCCTACCTCTGGTCTGGCAAAGATAATACCAAAATCCCCCCTGTTCATGCCGGGGAGGTGTTCTTCGAGTGTATGAATACCA